TATACAAATATTGTTTATGCACCTGAAAGAAAACTTTCAACAATACAAAAATTAGTAAAGGTTGATCCCGCAGATCCACAAAAATTAAAGTATCAATATAATCCGGTACCATATGATTTTAATTTTGGATTATCAATTATGGTAAAGAATGCAGAAGATGGTACAAGAATTTTAGAACAGATTATGCCATACTTTACACCTGAATGGACAAGTACAGTTAACTTAATTCCTGATATGGATTTAAAGTTTGATATTCCAGTTACAATACAGGCTGTAAATTATTCAGATACATATGAAGGTGATTTTGAAACACGAAGAGCAGTTATTTGGGATTTAGATTTCCTATTAAAAGGATATCTATTTGGTCCAATTAAATCAAGTAAAGTTATTAATCTTGCAAACATTCAAATGTATGTTTCAAAATCTACACCAGTTACAAATGTTACTGCAGCAGAAGAAAGAGTAAAGATAACTCCAGGATTAACAGCAAATGGAACAGCAACATCAAATGCTTCTGCATCAATAGCAAGATCTTTAATTGAAGCAGATGATGATTTTGGATTTATTACTGAATTTGAAGGAATAGATAATGAGTGATGATATAGGAGATTCTTTAGGTGTATCACCTATGGATTTTGGAAAAAGAAAACCAATTACAATAAATCAAAGAGAACCAGATCAGGATTTTGAATATACACGAGAAAATTTAATGCATGTTATCGAACGTGGTAGAGATGCATTAGATGAATTAATAGGAATAGCACAACAATCACAGCATCCAAGAGCATACGAAGTCATATCAACACTAATTAAAACACTTTCAGATACAAATAAAGATTTATTAGAATTAAGAAAGAAAGATAAAGATTTAAAAGATACAAAAGAAGTTGCACAGACAATTAATAATAATCTTTATCTTACTACAAGCGAATTACAAAAGTTGATTGATAAAAGTAATGCAGAATAATCCAGGTAAAGTTTACAATTCAAATGCAAACTTAAAGGCTGCAAATGTTCCTATTCAATATACAAAAGAACAAGTTGAAGAATTTTTAAAGTGTAGCAAAGATCCAGTTTATTTTATTCAGAATTTTTGTTACATTGTATCATTAGATGCTGGATTAGTTAAATTTAATCTCTATGATTGTCAAGTTGAAAAGGTAAAAACTATTCATGACAATCGTAAAGTTATTTTAATGGAAGGAAGACAACAAGGAAAAACAACGGTTTGCGCAGCATATATCTTATGGTATACGTTGTTTCAAGGTAGTAAAACAGTAGCAATACTTGCAAATAAAGCAACTGCAGCAAGAGAGGTCATGTATCGATATCAATTGATGTATGAAAATCTTCCATTGTGGTTACAACAAGGTGTTACTGTATGGAATAAAGGTGATATAGAACTTGAAAATGGTTCTATAGTATTTACAGCGGCAACAAGTGCTTCTGGTATTCGTGGTAAATCAGTTAACTTATTATATGTTGATGAGGCTGCGATAATACCAAATGGCGTTGCTGAACAGTTTTTTACTTCTGTATATCCAACAATTTCTGCGGGTAAAACGACAAAGATTATTCTTTCATCGACACCTTTAGGTTATAACCATTTTTGGAAGTTTTGGAATGATGCAGAAGAAAAAAGAAACGATTTTGTTCCAATGTTCATACATTACTCTAAGATACCAGGTAGAGATGAAAAATGGGCAGACGAACAAAGAAGACAGTTAGGTGAATTAAAATATAATCAAGAGGTATTGTGTAAATTTTTAGGATCTTCATTGACACTTATTCATGCAGATTGTATTGGAAAAATGTCATATGTAAGTCCACAATATCAAAAAGATGGGTTAGATATTCATCAACCACCGAAAAAAGGAAACACTTATGTGATTATTGCAGATGTGTCCAAAGGTGTGGGTGGTGATTATTCAGCTTTTACAGTAATAGATGTAACAAAGGCACCATATGAAGTTGTTGCAAAGTATCGTAACAATCTTATTAGTCCTTTATTATATCCAAATATTATTGATTCAGTGGCTAAGAACTATAATGAAGCATGGGTTTTATTAGAGATTAATTCTTCAGAACAAGTAGCACATATTCTTTACAATGAACTTGAATATGAAAATATTTTATTTGTAAGTAAGACAAGTAAAGGTCAAGTGATTGGAGGAGGATTTGGTGGAGTTGGTAAATCAAGACTTGGTGTAGTAACAGATGCAAAGGTCAAAAGAATTGGTTGCCATAACTTAAAAACACTTGTTGAAGAGAACAAATTAATAATAAAAGATGCTGAAATTATAGCAGAAATATCTACATTTATAGAATCAAGAGGGTCATATCGTGCAGATGATGGATATCATGATGATTTAGTGATGACTTTAGTTTTGTTTGCATGGTTAACAACACAGGCGTATTTTAGAGATTTAACAAATACAAATATAAGAGAAATAATATACAAGAATCAAATCGAAGATATAGAACAAAATTTAACTCCATTTGGCATCATAGATAATGGGCAACCAGATGAAAAAGTAGTAACATTAAGTGAAAAAGAGTTCGATAATTCGTTATCTTCACAATAAAGTTCGTAGAAGAATAAATAAAATGAACAATTGTAAGTTCGTTAACGTAATATTTTAGGGGGAATAAGATGCCTTTTCAAGTCAGCCCAGGAGTAAACGTTTCCGAAATTGATTTAACTACAGTCGTACCTGCAGTATCAACAACAGAAGGAGCCATTGGTGGAGTATTTAGATGGGGACCTTTGGACAAAGCAGTTTTGATTAGCAGCGAAGATGAATTAGTTAGTAGATTTGGGAAACCAACTAATCACAATCCAGAAACATTCTTTACTGCTGCAAGCTTCTTATCATATGGTAATAAACTATATGTAAGTAGAGCAGCAAATACAACAGATGGTGCTGGATCAAATGGTGTATTAACCGCTATGGCTAATACAGGGACAATATCATCTAACTTAGTACATATTGTATTAAATGAAGATGATTATGATACAAAACTATCAACATTTGAATCTGATGTTCATTATGTTGCAAGATTTCCAGGAGCTTTAGGTAATAGCTTAAAAGTTTCTGTTTGTGATGCAGCTAATCAATATCAATCAAACGTTGACTTAAGATCCTATGATGGATCAAACACATCTGCTGATATAGCAAACACAAAGATTGCTTTTACAGTAGGTTCAAACACAGCTACAGTAACAATAGCAAATGCTGTTACTGATGCAGACGGTTCAATAACAGGTGGAATTACTACAGCAGTTTTAGCTAAGTTAACTATCGGTGATTTATTTGAAGTTGGAAATTCAACTTTTGGTAAACAATATCTTAAGTTAACCTCAAAAGGAAGTGCTGTTACAGTAAATAATTCAGGTGTTAACACTGGTTCAACATCAGTTGACTTGACATTTGATGAAGTTTTCCAATTATCAGCAGACTTTGAATCAAATGCTGTTGCACGTTATTGGGAATATTATAACACATTTGATACTAGACCAGGTCAATCAACTTGGATGGGTAATTTTGGTAACACATCAGCAAATGACGAAGTACATGTCGTAATTGCAGACGAAGATGGTAACATTACTGGAGTTCCTGGAACTATTTTAGAAACATATTCTGGAGTTTCAAGAGCTACTGATGCAAAGAATGATGATGGTACTACAAATTACTATAAGACTGTTATCAATGATAATTCTCAATGGACATGGTGGGCTGGAGATAGAACAAACGCTGTATCAAATACAGGTTTAACACTCACTAGTGCAACTACAACTACACCAATGACACTTTCCTTTATACAAGGATCTGATGGAGATAATGAAACATCTCTTGCAATTGGTAGAGTTACTGCTGCTTATGACAAATTCTCATCAGCAGAGGATATTGACATTTCACTTTTACTAACTGGAAAATCAAGAGGTGGTACAAATGGTGAGCAACTCGCTAACTATCTTATTGATAATATTGCTTCAGTTAGAAAAGACTGTGTTGTATTCCTTTCACCTGAAAGAGCAGATGTCGTTCAAAATGCAGGTAAAGATGAATCAGCTGATTCAGTTACATTCAGAAATTCAGTAAGATCATCATCGTACGCAGTTATCGATTCTGGATATAAATATATGTATGACAAGTATAATGACCTTTATCGTTATATTCCATTAAATGGTGATATTGCAGGTCTTTGTGTTAGAGCAGATACAACACGAGATCCTTGGTATTCACCTGCAGGATTTAACAGAGGTCAGATAAAAAATATCGTTAAACTTGCATACAATCCAGATAAAGCAAATAGAGATGTATTATATAAAGCAGGTATCAATCCAGTCGTTACTTTCCCAGGTCAGGGATCACTTCTCTTTGGTGATAAAACAGCACTTTCTAAACCAAGTGCGTTTGATCGTATCAATGTTAGAAGATTATTCATTGTCCTTGAAAAAGCGATTGCAACAGCTGCTAAATTTACTCTGTTTGAGTTTAACGATGAATTCACACGATCTCAGTTTAGAAATTTGGTCGAACCATTCCTTAGAGACGTACAAGGTAGAAGAGGTATTTATGACTTCCGTGTCGTCTGTGATGAAACAAATAATACAGGTGAAGTTATTGATAGAAATGAGTTTATTGGAGATATTTACATTAAACCAGCGAAATCAATCAACTTTATTCAGTTGAACTTTGTTGCAGTAAGGACCGGCGTCGAATTTTCTGAAGTCGTAGGACAGTTTTAATTAAACAGGGAGAAATCTAATGGCATTTAACGTAAATGAAATAAGAAGCCAGTTAACATTAGGTGGTGCCAGACCCACCCTGTTCCAAGTTACGATTCAAAATCCTGCTAATAGTGTAGGTGATTTAAAAACACCTTTCATGGTTCAAGCTGCACAGATTCCTGCTGCAACATTGGGAACTATTGAGGTAGGATACTTTGGTCGTAAAGTCAAACTTGCTGGAGACAGAAACTTTGATGTTTGGACAGTAACCATAATGAATGACGAAGACTTCTTAGTAAGAAATGCAATGGAGCAGTGGTCAAACACTATAAATTCTTTTCAAGGTAACTTAAGAGGATTTGGTGCATCATCACCATTGTTATATAAATCACAAGCTCAAGTTATTCAGTATTCTAAAACTGGAGTACCAATCAGAACTTATAATTTTGATGGTATATATCCAGTTGAAGTTTCACCGATTGAACTCGATTGGAACTCACAAGATACTATTGAACTTTTCACCGTAACATTCCAGTATGATTATTGGGAAGTTAGTGCTGGTATTACCGGCAACGCTGGTGGAAGTTAATATATATTTAGAATGAATAATTTTAGAGGTTTGTAATGGCAAGTTTATTTGGTTTTGAAATTAGAAGGAAGAAGGATAGGGACGAAGCAAAGGCCGTATCCTTCACTCCTCCAGTCCATGACGATGGAGCAGTTGAGATATCGTCAGGTGGTGCATATGGTACCTACGTTGATCTTGATGGATCAATAAAGACTGAAAGTGAATTAGTGACAAGATATCGTCAAATGGCAGAGCATGCTGATATTGATCGTGCTGTTGATGATATTGTAAATGAGTCAATAGTAACTGGTCCCGATGAGGATACAGTATCTGTTGTACTTGATGATATTGAATTTTCTGATTCAATAAAGAATACAATTCAAGATGAGTTTAAAACAATTCTTGAGTTATTAAAGTTTAACACACAACCATATGATATATTTAGAAAATGGTATATCGATGGTCGTTTATATTATCATGTAGTACTCGATGAAAGTAATCCTAAAGCGGGTATACAAGAATTAAGATATATTGATCCTCGTAAAATAAGAAAGATACGAGAGAAGAAAAGAAAGAATATGGAAGGTAAGCAACAGTTTACCGTTTCAACAACTGGAAAAGAATATTATATCTTTAATGAAAAAGGATTTA